CTGATCCCTGATCCTTGGTGGGTATTATCGGGGGCATATTGTAATAGCTGTAGTTCTAGGCGTTATTACGAAACCGATTCTAGATAACGGCGTGTCAAGACCTAAGGTGTAAAAACCTGCGATCAAGGATCTGGGATCAGGAATTTTTAATAAGCTTCAAGCAGCAAGCTTCAAGCTTGACAGTTAATGAAGGATAGTATAGGATGTATTTAGAAAGGATAAATTATGGACAGACACGAAACACAATTAAAAAGAATAGCTAATGCCTTGGAAGAGATCCTGCAGCTGGTGAAGGAAGATCAGGAGCGTAGTAGAAAATATATGGAAGAGAAAAAAGATGAATAAAAAAATAACTATAATATGGGGCTCAGACAGAGACCCAAATAATAAAGAAACATATGAATTTGAAACAGAGGAACAGTTCAAATATTTTATGATGGGTGTTGATGAAGCTAACGGCTGGTTAGAATATGAAATCGAAGAGAATTAAACACAACGACTTAACACACTATTTCTTGCGGCCGCATCAGGAGCTGCCGCAAGCTTATCTTGCCAGCTGTGAAAAGTTTTTCAAAGAGTTAAGCTGCAAGCAGCGAGCTGCAAGCTGTCACCCGGATGGATGGCCAAGCTCCAAGCGCCAAGCA